TACCCAACGTAGCGATTGCTGTTCTTCATGACGATTACTCCTTGGTTGCAGTGGGATGGATATAGGGAAGGAAGGACGGCCACTTCTTGACGCGCCATCCATGAGAGTCAACCCACTCGGGAGCGGATTGATCGCGCTTGTTCTGACAGAAAGAGAATACTCGGCTGCCTCCTTTCGACCCTTTGACACCAATGAACTCACGCAGAGCCTTGGCGCAGGGATCACCATACATTTCAGGGGTTTGCAGTAGAGATACCACCATAGCGGCACCTCCCCTGCGATACGCTTGCAGGACCGTCAGCAGGGTCTTGTCATAGGCTTTACCCATGTCAAGGCTGTAGACGTACCGGATTGCGTCAGCTACGTTCCTCACTTTAGCTCTCTAATTATTGATGTTATATCGAAGGAGAGTGAAATTATCCTTGTCGTTAGGATCAATTTCGAAAAGCTTGACTTCGCGATAGTGGGCACAAGCGAGTTCGAACGCGGCGTCTGCGGTTTCCATGTCGCTGATCTTTCCGCTGCAATACAGCGGGCTTTCAACTAGGTAGTACAAGGCAGCCTCATTTGTATAACGTTATACAGAGGGATTCTGCACAACATGCTTGCCTTTTTTCCAAGCATACTATATTATACCACAGCTAAACCTATACTCAAGGGCTGTCAAAATTTTGTAGGTATATTTTTTTTACCCTACAGCCCGCCTCGCTTCACAGGTGCCACATGACTAGACGTAAGATGACAGTAAAGCAGGAAGACTTTGCCAGACTCGTAGGATACGAGGGCAAGACTCACATAGAGGCATACAGGACAGTATATCCAAACAAGTGCAAGGATACTGTTGCTGCTGCCAATGCCTACAAGCTAACGATTCACCCATTGATTTCAGTAGCGATTGACAAGTACAGAACCAAGAGGGAAGAGGAAAAGAGGATTGATGCAGGGGCTATCAGGGAACTCCTGCTCAAGACCTTGATTGACAAGGTTAAGGAAGCCAAGACGGAATCCAACCAGCTAAGGGCAGTGGAACTCTTGGGCAAGACAGAGGATATTGGATTGTTCAAGGAGAGGATTGAGACAACCACTGTCAAGAGTAGCGATGATTTGGAAAAGGAATTGAGGGAGAAACTTCACAATCTGTTTGGGAAGCCTAAGATTGTGGCAAGTAATTGATTTGCTTAGAGATTATCCTGATTGATCCTATTATGTATGGATAATTTGTTTGTAGATTGTTTGGATTAGGATATTGGGGGATTTTGGGGGATTATTAGGATTTTGCAGGCGAACGATTCAATTTTCTACAACAACACCCCTGTATAACCGTTATACACCACAATCCTGATGTATAACGTTATACAACTCCCCCTAAATGTATAACCGTTATACAACAAAAAACCCCCTAGGCTGTTACACCTAGGGGGCTTCCTGTTACTTCTTGTAGACCGTCCAATTCAGGCCGGTCTGTTCCTGCAACCATTGTGCAAGGTTCTGCATCTGGCCGTGTTCGGCAAGGCGCGGCAGGATGGGGGCCAGTGCCTTGACCGCATCGTTAAAAGCAGCCTCGCCCAAGTCTTTGACTTGCCCGCCCCCGGTCGTCTTACCGGCACTGTCAGGCACCTTAGCCTCATTGCGCTTGGCTTCCGCCACCTTGCGAAGCTCCCGGTGGCTTTCGATAGCCTTGCCATTCAGTGCAAGCTTGCCATCCTCACCGATAAGCTTGTGCTGGAAAGCTTGCCGCGCGTCATACACGAACTGGCGCAAATACTTCCGGCAGGCTGCATCGTCCCAAGATTCCTCTTTGGCGATGCGGCTCTCTCCAACAACCTTTGCGAAACGGTCGATACCGGCCTTATACGCGCTAGTGCCATCTCCCGCCTCGCGAATGAAGGCGATGAGACCGTTAACGATGGCAAAGGTGGAATGCTTCGCCTTGTAGGCTGCATTCAGGTTGTCGCGCAGGGCCTTTTCGACATTTTCGATAACAGACATGGTTCTACGTCCTATGGTCACAATAAGGGATACACTCGCGCGTGTGACCGGCCGCGCGGGCGCATGGGTAGTGCATAAACGATGCATAGAGCGAAGGGCTAATGGAACCCTGTCATAAGCTGACAACATCACAATATCAGAATTGTATAACCGTTATACACCTAAGATTGCATACCTGATATGCGCCAGATGCATATCTGGATATGCGGGATGTTACGTTATAACATAACATCAGACTGGGAATGTCACAATGCCAGTGTGGTTACTGCGGAGTAACCGACTAGGTTAGTCAGGTATCCGATCGGATTGTTGACTAGGATGCATGGTTATTATTAGTAACCACAGGAAACAGTCGGGTATTCGGCCTGCGCCAGACCGGCAGGGGAGGGCACCCCACCCACCGGCACCCCCCTGTGCGGCAGTGGGTCCCCCGGGGGCAAGCCATGCCAACTAATCCACACATCCGATCCCCACTCCCTATAAAAACACCCCCCATATACATTTTATATCTTACACCCCCACCCCCTATATGTGATATTTTTGCCACACTGTGACATATATACAATATTGACTTTTTCCCTGATTCGTGGTATGTAAGTGGCTTTTTCGCTCTAGGTTGCGTGTATCTCCTGTTACTAGCAACCACCTACAGGGTGGTTGCGATGTATACATACCACTTCGTGGTAGGCATCCGGAGTCTATAATCTTTTTGAAAGATTATATCAAAAAACCCTTGACATGATAATGTTTGTCTGATACAACGTGATAAGATGCATTTAGTGTGTCAAAGATTTAGCAGGTTGGAGAAGTAGTCATCTCGTCAGGCCCATAACCTGAAGATCATTGGTGCAAGTCCAATACCTGCTCCCAATTAGTTGGTGTCAACCAGACGTAACGATGACGGCAAACACAGGCATTTTTCTGGTTTCTACCTGTGGCCAACGAAACGGCAGGCGAGTGCCTTAGTCGTTCCAACTATCGGCGTCGACTGGAATCAAACATTTCAGTACCTAGATATAGTCCAGTATGACGCCGTCCTTATTAGGATGGTATGAATATTCTAGAAGAATTCGGCATTCCTCCAGATCAGATGTTCCAGAAGATTTCTGGATTGCCTGAGAAGGATAAGAATACCATCCTTAGATTGCTTGCAGATTACGAGGCGGTCAAGAAGACCGAGGCGTGTCGGAAGGATTTTCTATCCTTCGTGAAGGAAATGTGGCCCGCGTTTATCAGCGGTAAACACCACAAGATCATGGCAGATGCCTTCAACAGGGTTGCTGAGGGAACGCTGAAGCGTTTGATCATCAACATGCCACCCCGACACACTAAGTCTGAGTTCGCCTCGTACCTTCTACCGGCATGGTTTCTTGGTAGAGATCCTTCCAAGAAGATCATTCAGACGGCACACACTGCCGAACTTGCGGTTGGTTTCGGACGTAAGGTTCGAAATCTCTTTGACTCAGAGGAATTCCAGAGTGTCTTTCCTGATTCAAAGCTTGCTGTAGACAGCAAGGCTGCTGGTAGGTGGAACACCAACGCCAAGGGCGACTACTTCGCTATCGGTGTTGGTGGTGCTGTCACTGGTAAGGGTGCGGATCTTCTGATCATTGACGATCCTCATTCAGAGCAGGAAGCTACCATTGCCGCAACAGACCCGTCAGTCTTCGACAAGGTCTATGAATGGTACACTTCCGGACCAAGACAGCGTCTTCAGCCCGGAGGAGCCATCATTATTGTGATGACTCGATGGGGAAAGAAGGATCTTACTGGTAGAATCATCGATTCTGCCGCTAAGAGAGACGGCATGGATGAGTGGGAAGTCATTGAATTCCCCGCCATCATGCCTTCAGGACAGCCTCTGTGGCCTGAATTCTGGAGTATTGAGCTACTGGAGAGCCTCAAGGCCGAACTCCCTGTCAGTAAATGGCAGGCACAGTACCAGCAGCAGCCTACTTCGGAAGAAGGAGCCATCATCAAGAGGGATTGGTGGAAGAAGTGGGAGGGAAGGAGCCCTCCTGCATGCGAATTCATCATCCAATCTTGGGATACAGCCTTCCTGAAGAAGGAAAGAAGCGACTATTCAGCCTGTACTACATGGGGTGTGTTCTATCAGGAGGGTCCTGATGGCAAGAATCGCCCTAATTTGATCCTGTTGGACGCCTTTAAAGACAGAATGGAGTTCCCTGAACTCAAGAAGGTGGCCATGGATCACTGGAAAGAGTGGAATCCTGACGCGTTTATCGTGGAAGGTAAGGCTTCGGGCATGCCTCTGGTCTTTGAGTTGAGATCGATGGGCATTCCTGTCACGGAATACACCCCCACCAAGGGTAATGACAAGATCTCTAGGGCAAATGCGGTAGCTGACCTGTTTGCCTCAGGTATGGTCTGGGCACCCGATACTAGGTGGGCGGAAGAAGTCATTGAAGAGTGCGCCGAGTTCCCCTCTGGCGAGCATGATGACTTCGTGGACAGCGTCACACAGGCTCTGATGAGGTATCGTCAGGGTGGATTCGTGTCTGTACCATCAGATTACGAAGAAGAAAACAGATTTAGAAAAACAGCAGAATATTATTAGGATGCTAAATGATCGATAGACCCCTAGAGACCCCTGATATTGCCATTGAGGTTGTAGAACCGAAGGCGATGTCTGTCGAGGTTCCGGGTATGTCTATCGAAATCGGGGAGGCACCCGAAGATGAGGCCATTGAGCATAACGAGAATCTTGCTGAACAGCTTGATGCTGCTACTCTTGGTTCTCTTGGCAATGAGCTTGTCCAAGCTTTTGATGCTGACAAGCAAAGCCGCAAGGACTGGGAAGACGCATACACTAAGGGGCTGGAGCTTCTTGGCCTCAAGATCGATGACCGGACTACACCATGGCCGGGGGCTTGCGGAGTCTACCATCCGATCCTGTCAGAGGCGGTTATCCGCTTCCAGAGCCAGACCATCATGGAGACCTTCCCTGCGGGCGGCCCTGTCAAGACGAAGATCGTTGGAGAAATCACTCCCGAACGTGAGAAGCAGGCTGAGCGAGTTGAGCAGGAACTCAACTATCAGGTTCAGGAGAAGATGACTGAGTTCCGACCGGAGATGGAGCAGATGCTGTTCCAGCTTCCTCTGGCCGGATCAGCTTTCAAGAAGACCTACTTCGATGCGAACTACGAGAGGGCGGCGTCGGCGTTTGTACCGGCTGAGGACTTTGTCGTGGCGTATGGCACGACGGACCTTAACTCATGCCCAAGATACACGCACATCATGCGACTGTATCCTAACGAGGTACGAAAGTTTCAGAATTCAGGCTTCTATCTCGATGTGGATCTTCCTGCCCCGTCTCCTGAGTATTCGGAGATCCAGAAGAAGAAGGACCAGCTTACGGGGTCTTCAAAGCCGTCAGTAGAGTACGACGACAGGCACACCATCCTTGAGATGCATGTCGACTACGATCTGCCGGGGTTTGAGGACACCGACGAGAACGGTGAGCAGACAGGAATCGCACTCCCGTATATCGTTACAATCGAGAGAAGCAGCAAGCAGGTTCTTTCAGTAAGAAGGAATTGGGATGAAGAGGACGAACTCAAGAGAAGGAAGTCTTACTTCACTCATTACAAGTATCTACCGGGACTTGGGTTCTACGGTTCTGGCCTTATTCATCTTATTGGCGGCATTGCTAAGTCTTCAACATCTATCCTCAGACAGCTTGTTGACGCCGGAACTCTTGCCAACCTGCCCGGAGGCCTCAAGTCTAGAGGCCTTAGAATCAAAGGCGACGACACTCCTATCATGCCGGGAGAGTTCAGGGATGTTGATGTGCCGGGAGGAGCAATCCGCGACAACATCACCTTCCTTCCTTACAAGGAACCATCTCAGACTCTGTTTGTTCTGATGAATGCGATGGTCGAGGAAGG